TTTTGGTTGTGCCCAAAGTTTTGCAGCAGCAACTGTTGACAAACTTTGGGCACAACCAAAACAAGAATTTAAAATGCCATCAGCAGGCGATTACCTTGCCGCGATGCACATTGGCGGCGACACATTCCGCAAAGTTAACGAAGCCTACAAAGCAGCATTAAGCAAGCAACAAACAGCGTTGCAAGCAGCCGCAGGCGACATTCTTACAACTGACACACCTGGTTTGTTGCCAGTTCCGGTTCTCGGACCACTATTTCAAGATTTGAATTTTGTGCGTCCAGTTGTTTCGGCATTAGGCGCACGCGCTATGCCAAACACACCAAGCAAAACATTTATTCGACCAACTATCACAACGCACACAAGCGCCGCGACACAAACCGAAGGCGTTGCCGCGTCAGCAACAACAATGGTGATCGCATCAAACACGGTTACAAAAACAACTGTTGCAGGTCAAGTCACAATGACATATCAGGACATGGATTTCACCGATCCAGCAGCCATGAATTTGGTTTTGAATGACTTGGCTGGCGAATACCTGATCGCAACTGACAACATCGCAGCCGACAACATGGTCAGCGGTGGCACAGTTTCAGGTGTGACATGGACAGTCAACCAAACCGATCCATCATCATTGATGACAGCGCTTTATGGTTGCGCGGTAAACATCGCAAGCATTTCGAATTATTTCCCGACACATTTGTTTGTGTCGCCGAATGTTTGGGAATTGCTTGGTCGCCAGTTGGACAATTCGAAGCGTCCATTGTTTCCTGCGATTAACGGCAACAATGTGATTAGCCAAAATTCAATCGGTACAGCAGGTGCAGACTTGTCGTATTCGTCATTAAATCCGCTTGGTTTGACTTTGATCGTTGACAACAACTTTGCATCAAACACAATGATTGTTGCATACGCGCCAGGTTATGAAGTTTACGAACAGCAGAAGGGCATCGTTTCGGTAGAAGTACCGTCGACACTCAGCCGCACATTTAGTTACTACGGCTATTTTGCAACATTTGTAGCAAAATCTGCGTTCTTGCAAAAACTAGCGCTGGCTTAGTCGTAGGCGGCAAAACCGCTTATGGCAACATATAAAACAGCCACGAAACAACTGCTAGACAACTATGCGTGCATATCTACGCTTGAACCGTCAGAGATCGCGTTAGGCGAATCAGTAGCGGTTTCAGGTTTAGCAGCACCATTCACTGGAACATTCACAGTTTTAGCGTTACCGCAATACCAATTTGAAGGCGTTGACGCTGAAACTGGCGAATTTTTATACAACACAAATGTTGCCGTACCAAACCAACTGCTGTACGCATGCACAGGCACAGCAGTCGAATTTGTTGCAGACTATTCAGGTGTTGTCACATACACGCAAACATGCACATGGATCACAGCAACCGACATCGAGGATTGGATTGGCATAGGCACAGCAACCGCAGGCGACACAACATTCCTAACAATTTGTGCAGCCGCTTCGAATGCGTTTTGTTACCGTCGCAGGCAGGAAGTCGGATACGCCGACTCGCTGACAGTTGTGCCAAGCCAAGATGTCAAATTAGCAACCGTCATGTATGGTGGCGCGCTGTACCGTCAACGCGGATCAATAACAGACTTTGCATCATTTGACGGCATGTCGACAGGATCAACGAACGGTTTGTCGCCATTGGTTAAACAACTGTTAGGTGTCGATCGTCCACAGGTGGCCTGATGCCGGTTGCCTTTACCGATTTGTTTAATGAGGCGCTAGACGATCTCACAGCCACGCTGGTGGCGGCTACAGGTATGCCAGCAGTTGTAAACGATCCACGCAATATGCAACCGCCGTGTGTGTTTATTGACGCGCCATCGTTTGATGCTTGGAACTACAACATCGTCAAATTAATGTTTCCCGTCAAAATCATTACGCTAGGGCCAGCGAACTTAGATGCACAAAGATCGCTACTCAACATCATGTCGAAGGTACTGGCGGCCAATATTGCCGTTACCGATGGCAGGCCGACTAGTACGCTTATAGGCGGCGTTGAATATCCAAGTTACGAAGTAACAGCAAATGTTCAAGCACAAACGGCATAGGAAACAAACATGGCAAATTACCTAGTTACATCAACAAGACTTGCAGGTTTCAAACCTGGCGATGTTGTCACCAGCACCGATCTAGACGGTGTAAACATTGAAGCGCTAATTGAAGGCGGCCATATATCCACACAGACCGCCAAAAAATCTGCTAAAACTAAAGACACAAACGAAAAGGAATAAAACATGGCAACTAGCGTCTACCTATCGAATCCAAATGTGACCATCAACAGCGTTGATTTGCGTGACCAATGCACCAGCGCAACATTGAACTATGTTTACGAACAACTAGAAACAACCGCGTTCGGTGACACCGCACGCAAATATGGTGCATCATCGGTGACATCGTTGCAAAACAACAGCGTCGAAATTGAACTTTACCAATCGTACGCAGGCAGCGAAACTGAAGCCACAATCTACGGTTTGGTTGGTATTCAAACAAACATCGTGCTTGCACCAGCAACTGGCGCAGCATCGGCAACCAATCCGATCTACACGCTGACAGGCGCTTACCTTGAATCGCACACACCGATCAACGCATCACTTGGCGAACTGTCAACAATTACGCTGACATTCACAGGCGGCGTATTGACTAAAGCGGTCGCATGATCGCGCGGCATTGGCCGCTGAAAACTAACAAAACAAGCCAGTCTTACAAAGGCTGTACCGAGAAAGGCAACTAATGCAATTATCACTTGAAGTTCAATTCCTTGATGGAAGCGATCCAGTCACAGTCGAAACAACATTGTTCACGACTGTTCTTTGGGAACGCAAATACAAACGCAAAGCATCAGAACTTGGCAGCGCTATCGGTCAAGAGGATTTAGCGTATTTGGCTTACGAAGCATCAAAGATGTCAGGCATTACCGTGCCAGCGATGTTTGACGATTATTTGAAATCGTTAAAATCATGTTTGCCAACGGCGGTCAATGACCCAAAAGTAGGCGCGGTTCATACCGCTACGGATTAGCGCAGATTCTTGTGGCGACTGGTTTTTGGCCTGCTGAAATATCGTTTGAGATCGACGATATGAACACGGTCATCGAATTGATTAACAAGGAACGCAAGGCTCGAAATGGCTGACAGCATTAGCGCAACCACAACAGTTGTCGGTGTAAAAGATGCGTTGCGCGTATTAAACAACATCGACAAACAAGCGCGCCGCGATCTGACAAAAGATTTTAAACAGATCACCGCACCAGTCACAAACGACATCAAAACCAAATTGCCAAAATCCGCACCGCTATCCGGTATGGCGCGCAAATGGACAACAGCGTCAGGTTTCCAAATGTTTCCGTACAGCGACAAACAAAACAAAGTTGCATCAGGTGTATCAGGCAAAAAAGTCAGGGAATATCGTGGCGCGTCAACAAACCTGGCGACATTCTTTGTGCGCTACACAGGGCCGAGTGCGGCGTTGTTAGACATGTCAGGTAAAGGCAAAGTGCCAACACGACAAGGCGGTCAAATGGTGCAAAGTTTAAGCGCACGATATGGCACAGCATCACGGTTTGTTTGGCCAGCATGGGAACGAAACAAAAACCAAGTCGAAGGCGAAGTCGAAACATTAATTAATCGACTGATGGAACGCGTGCGAAAGGAATTGAACTAATGGCTGTATCCATACCTATTGTCACCGAATTTGATGGCAAAGGCATATCGAAAGCGATGGCCGAATTTAAACAGTTGGAAGGCGCTGGCGCTAAATCTGCATTTGCATTAAAAAAGGCGATGTTGCCTGCAATCGGTGTTTTGGGTGGTTTGGCAACTGGTTTAGGTTTGGCAACCAAATCGGCTGTTGAGGATCAAAAAGCACAAGAACTATTAGCGCAACAGTTACGAACCAGCGCTGGCGCTACTGAGGAAGCAATCGCAGCCAATGAGGATTTTATTTCGGGCATGTCGCGTGCGTTCGCGGTCGCTGATGACCAGTTGCGTCCGGCTATGTCGAATCTTGTTAGGTCAACTGGATCGGTTGAGGCTGCACAAGATTTGATGAACACGGCGCTGGATATTAGTGCGGCAACAGGCAAAGATTTAGAAACGGTCACTTTGGCATTAGGCAAAGCGTATAACGGGTCAACCGCCGCGTTAACAAAATTAGACCCGTCGCTTAAAGGCGTAATCAGTTCAGAATCAAGCATGCAGGAAATAACTGATGCGTTGGCGACATCGTTTGGCGGTGCTGCGACAACAGCCGCGATGTCATTCGAGGGCCGTATGGCTGGCATGAAAATTGCGATGGACGAAACTAAAGAATCAATCGGTATGGCGTTATTGCCTGTGTTGCAGAAATTGTTAGAAATTTTAGAACCAATGGCTGTTTGGGCGCAAGAGAACACAAAACTGTTTTTGATCATCACAGGCGTTATTGGCGGATTAGCGGCCGCGATTGTGATTGCCAATGTTGCCATTAAAGCGTGGACTATCGCCACACAGATCGCCACAGGCGCGCAGGCAGCGTTCAATTTTGTTATGTCAGCCAATCCGATTGCGCTAGTCATTTTGGGCATTGTTGCGTTTGTTGCGGCGTTAGTCGTGTTATACAAACGATTTGAAATTGTGCGAACCGTAGTCGACTCGGTATTTAGTTTTATCAAAAACGGTGTCACCGCTAGTTTAGATTTTTTGAAAGATTACATTTCAGGCGTACTAAACATTTATAAATCAATCTTTAACGCGATTGCAAAATTGTGGAACAGCACTATCGGCAAATTGTCGTTTAAGTTTCCTGACTGGGTGCCAGGTTTTGGTGGCAAAGGTTTTAGCGTGCCAAATATACCTATGTTGGCTGAAGGCGGAATTGTCACATCGCCAACATTGGCATTAATAGGCGAAAAAGGCCCGGAAGCGGTAGTGCCATTGGGTCGTGGTGGCGGCATGGGAAATGTGACAGTTAATGTGACTGGCGGTTTGTCGACTAGCGCCGAAATTGGGCAGGCGGTTGTTAACGCTATTCGCGCATATAACAGGTCGGCAGGGCCCGCACAGATACAGGTTGCGTAATGGCAGGCACAGCAATCGTTGGCGCTGGCAACTACACGCTAGAAATTGACACAGGATTTATACAAGACGCATTTATACTCGATGACGCTGTTGCAGGCGTATTAAACAACACTACTTATGTTTTAGATGGCACAACAAACTTTGCTGATGTAACCACAGGCATCAATTCAATAAGCGTAAAGCGCGGCAGACGCGATCAAGGCGACCAATTCAGCGCAGGCACAATGGTGCTAAACATGCTGGACACGACTGGAATTTTCAATCCGTTCGATTCGCTAAGTCCCTATCACGACCCGTCAACAGCGCAACCAGGTCTTGCACCAATGCGTCGAATACGACTAGCACGCTATTCGACAACCAATGTCAAAGAATATTTGTTTAACGGCTACATCGTCAATTTTGATTACAACTTCGCGCTAGGCGGACTTGACACAGTAACTGTTTATTGTGCAGATGATTTTTATTTGTTGGCCCAAACATACATGGACGAATTTAATCCGTCAGAGGAACTATCTAACGAAAGACTTGAAGCAGTTTTGGATTTGCCTGAGGTCGATTTTCCGTTGGCGCAACGCGACATTTCAACAGGAACACAAACACTCGGCGGCGCGGCAGCGTTCACAGTCGAAGCAGGCACAAATGTTTTGGAATACTGCACACGAATAAATAGCGCTGAACAGGGTCGACTATTTATGGCACGAACAGGCGACTTAACATTTCAGCCACGCATAGGCAACACACTTAGCGCACCAGTTCTCAATTTTCATGATGATGGCACAAATGTGCCGTTTGATTCTCTAGGCGTATCGTTTGAAGCCGATCAAGTCGTCAATCGTGCAGCGGTCGCCATCGTTGGCGGCGATCAACAAATCGCAGACGATGCAGCCAGCCAAGCAAAATATTTTATACAAACAACAAGCATCACCAATTCGCTGTTACACAACGACACAGCAGCGCTAGCGCTAGCAAATTACCTTTTATCGCCTGAACCTGAGGCACGATACACGGCGGTCGGCACAAACCTAAACAAACTGACCACAGCGCAGCGCGACACAATAGCGACAGTCGATATAGGTGACACGATCAGCATAGAAAAATCGTTTGCCAGCGGTAACAGCACCACACAACTAGCACAGGAACTAAGTGTCGAAGGCATAGAACACACAATCACGGTCAGCAACGGCCATGCGATCATGTATTTCACCGCACCAACAACCATCGTTTATGAACTAATACTTGATGACGTTATATACGGCATCATCAATTCAACTAATGTTTTAGGATAAAGTGAGGCACTATGGCAACTAGACAAGATTTCACAGCCGGGCAAGTTTTAACCGCAGCAGAACTAGACGCGGTTGCAACCGCGATGATTGCAATTAACGCACAGACTGGCACGACTTATACGACCGTGTTGGCTGATGACGGCAAACTAATTACTTGTGATAACGGGTCTGCGATTGCGTTGACTATTCCGCCTAATTCGAGTGTTGCTTACGGTATTGGTACGCAAATAAACATCATGCAACTTGGCGCAGGTCAGGTGACGATCACGGCAGGTGCAGGCGTGACACTTAGGTCGAGTGGCAACAAACTTAAAACTAAAGATCAGTATTCGGTTGCGACTTGCGCGAAAATTGCAACCGATACTTGGGTGGTTGTCGGCAATTTGGCGGCATAAGTTATGCAAATTTTTGCAGGCGTTAGCGCAGCAGTACCGTTAATTGTTGACTACCTTGTT